TTTCGAATCATAACAGACATCGAGATCAGTCGAATCGAGAACAATGACGTCAAAGGCGAGATAGGGGGTAATACGGTCCAGGAAAAACAAGGGATCTTCAGAGACCAGATCCATGTCGTCTAAATCGCCGTTCACCATCGCCTTGATATACTTGGTGACCCACTGACACGAACACTGATAAAAGATTTCCGAAAACCTCGACATATGATCTCGAAGGGCGGTCACTTGTTCGGGAAGAATTTCTATATCCTGTTTCACGAGCCATCGTTCGACTCGGGGAGTAATTTCTTTCACCACATGATCCACAAAAGAGACGGATTTCATAATCGCAACGTCTTTCTGCCATAAATCCAAGATATTCGTTTCAAAGGCTTCGGCAGGAAGCGCTTGCACCCAGATACATACGACCTCCTTGGGAACCGAAATGAATAAATCCGAAATCAATTGATTCAAATCCTTCATCACCATATCATGTTCATCGTTGTTATCTTCCTCGTTATCCTCGTTATCCTCGTTGGTATCGTTATCAGTATCTTCCTCATAATGTATTCTTTCAATCAATGAATAATAAATATCTCTCATCCCATCGGCAATCTTGGCCAGGAGTTTAGAATCATCTGTATCCCACAACGATGCGGATTGAATCTGTCGCGCGTAACGGTACCTCTCCTTGCGTATATACATGGATTTTTCCTTTTTGGATAGTTTTCTAAAATCCGAAAAACAAGTATACAAACTTTCTAAAAGAACCATCGTGGTCGAGTCCCTTTCCTCTGTTCCTGTCCTCATCAGTGCAAACCGACAGGATGGATCTACTGGATCCACCGCGGCATGATCGTCGTAATAAATATCCAGAAAAAATCGTCGTTTCTCCAATGGCTCGCACAAGAAATCCACCATTTTTCTTTTTTTTTAAACTTGTCATTGTGGAGTCTTTAAATAATTAAGTGTGGAGGTTTGTCCGACGGGATGGAGAGGCGATCAAACCATTTTTTTTTGGAAATGCCGGAGAAGATTTGGAGAACAGGAAACGTCTGGCGTGAAGATTGTTGCGAAGAGGACGACGAGGTGTCACTCGTGTTATTAAGAAGTGTTCCGTGGATTCGCGCATGAGAACCGACCGCATGAATCGATCCGGGGGACAGATTCATCATATGTTTTCTCCACATGGAGAGACCAAAATTGCAGGATTCTTTTGGAAACTGCAAGATTTCTTTCTTGGTAAACCACCGTATATCATCAATTTCATTCTTATCATGGATATCGAGGGTACGATTTTCAATCCGCGTCTTGGCAAAATACACATTATTACCAAAACGAACCCTACCATCGAACGGACCATGTATATCCAGACCGGTTTCTTCAAAAAACTCGCGGATCGCCGTCTCCTCCTCCATTTCTCCGTTTTCCATATGACCCTTGGGGAACCCCCACTTGTGTGAATCGCGTCCACGCACCAAGAGATATTTTCCTCGATGTGGATCGTACAAAATACACCCACATCGTTTGGGGTTATTATTGTTTCCGGTACTATTACTATGATGATGATGATGATGATGCGAATGATCGATGGTTACGATAGAAGAGGAAGAGGTTGTTGTTTTTTTAGGATGGTGACCATGAAGGTCTATCAATCGCCGTTTTCCATCCGTGACAGTTATATAGGACGAGGTTGGAGATGAAACAGTGACCGTTGTTCCGTGAACGGTCGTTGGTGCAATAGGAACAAGAATGCCTGTGATAATTTTTGAGAGTGACATTTTCTAACCGTTGTTTTTATTTTTGTGACTCTTCTGTTTTTCGTAGGCAACTTCAATTTTTTGAAACACTTAATTTTGAAGAAATTTTTTATTTAAATAAAAAAATTTTTCAACAGGAAACCTTATTCGGAAAAAAAAAATAAATAAAATAAAGATTAAAGAGGAAATCAATTCAAAGTGAATAAAAAACTATGCCTCCACAACAAACAATCATTACATCTAACACCACCACCACCACCACCACTGACACCGGTGTTAACAACACGACAGTCAGTCCTTACATTGAAAAAGTCTGTGCCTTTGTCAAAAATCCAGATTTTCAGTCGTTTCGACAAGAATACTTGCGAAGCTGGTCGGATATTGAAATGTTATTCCTCTACCTGACAACCGCGGACATGATCATGTTACAGTACCAGAATCGTTATGGTAGTGAAATCAGTTCCAGCAAGTTACACGATGCGTTGAAAATAGTATTTGCCACCTCTACCCTTCGGAAAAAAGCGGTCGATGTCTTTCGTGAACGACAAATCGCCAATGACCCACATATTATGGCACCACCACCACCCTTAACTGTTAGTGATCAGGAGAAGAACAATAATCTCCGTCGTCTTCCATCGTACGTTTTTCATTGATGATTGATTGATTGATATATTTTTTCATGGTACATAAACAAACCTCATGAAATCTAAATTGAGTTTCGGATTCGCAAGTTCAATCGGGCGAAAGATAAGAAATGATTTATGGGGGCCGGCAGAGTCGACAACAACAACAACGACTTTACCATCACCACCACAACCGATAAGTACGACGACGACGAACAATAAAAAGGAGGAATGTGATTTGTTGTGGGATAAGTACAGGTATTGCTCTTGTGTACACAGTTACGGCGAGTGTCCGCATTTTTTTAATCGATAATGAAAATCATCCAAATGTTTAAATTAAATATATAAATATATAAACATATAAACATATAAATGAAAGGGTTGTTTCGTGTTGTAACACCAAAAGATATACCGGTACCTCCAGACAAGGTTCCAGGAGATAGAAGAGATGCCGGGTATAATATAGGTGATTTATTGAATATGCCAAGTTTAATGGGAATATGGAATCAGAACCCGCATCATACAGATGAACTTCTTTATCGAATGTACTTGGTGGGTTCTTTTTTTAAAAATTCAATTCTGAATAAATACTGTGCACAACGAGACAATGATGAAGAAATCGTACCTAATATACCAAGAATTCGTGAAAGTGTTATGGAATATGTGGAAGAAAATAAAAGTAAATTGAAAGATGCGCTTGACATGGTTCAACATGAAACGACACTTTGTGTTCATGTGCGGAATGGTGATCTCGAAACCGAAACCGAATATATAGAATTGATCAAAAAGTTGTCCAAGTCCTACGAGACCGTGATTCTTTTATCTGGAATTCATAGAGATATTCACTTGAAAAAGTCAAATGAAAAAATAGATAACTTTGTTCAAACAATGAATAACATTCTTTGTTTGAATTCCAATATCTATTTATGTTTAGAAGAACCTGATGATCACCTGGCATTAATGATGAATGCCTCCAATCTTTTACTGCACAAAGGAGGATTTTCATGTTTAGGTTCCATTGTTTGTCATGGTAATGTATTCATTACAAGTTTATTTGAATATTCCACTCACCTTTTATGGCAAACAATGGTCGGTTCCAAGTTTACAGAATTATCTTTTTCTTCTTGATGTACATCCTTTCAAAAGATGTGGTTCAGGAGAATATTTTTTTTAAATGATTTAAAAAAATATTGAAGAGAGTCAAAGATTTTATTTTATGACGACGACGACGACGCCAATGCAGGAGCAGCAGCGTTACTGTTTATTCCCGATTGAGCATTTGGATATCTGGGAGGCGTACAAGAAACACAAACAGGCCTTTTGGACGGTGGAGGAGATTGATTTTACGATTGATCGCAGTGATTGGGAAACGAGACTGACCTCACAGGAAAGGTATTTTATCGAATCCATCCTGGCGTTTTTTGCGGGATCGGATGGCATTGTATTGGAGAATTTGGTGCAGAATTTCTGTTCCGAGATCAAAATCCCAGAGGCCAGGTGTTTTTACGCCTTTCAGGCCATGATGGAGAACATTCACAGCGAAGCCTATTCGCTCATGATTGATACGTTTGTCAAAGACGCGTCGCGCAAAAAGGAGCTTTTTGAGGCGATCGACAAGATCCCGTGTGTCAAGAAAAAGGCCGATTGGGCGATCCGATGGATTTCTGCCAAGGAGGATTTATTGACGCGAATGTTTGCGTTTGGTATCGTGGAGGGATTATTTTTTAGTGGTGCCTTTTGTGCCGTCTTTTGGTTGAAGGAAAGGAATCTCATGGTCAATTCGCTGGGTAAGAGCAACGAATGGATTGCAAGGGACGAATCGTTGCACACTGATTTTGCGGTGTTGATGCATCGCATCTTGCAGGAATCGTATGGACATGTACCCATACCCGAGGAAAAAATCGTTGAAATTATGAAGGAAGCGGTCGAGATTGAGACAGAGTTTGTATGCGAGTCCCTACCCGTCCGACTTATTGGAATGAACCAGGACTCCATGACCAAGTATATTCGATTCGTCGCAGACCGTCTGTTGGTGCAGTTTGGATATCACAAGATCTTTCATGTCACGAACCCATTCCCTTTTATGGAAAAGATTGGCCTGGACGGCAAGACAAACTTTTTTGAACAACGCGTCTCGGAATATAACCGTTCTATGGTGTTTTCAACTACGAAGAAAGAAGGGGAAGGGAAGGACCGATGGGCCCAGTTGTCTTTGTCGTCGTCCTCACCCACGCCGTCTTCCGAGACGACTGGTACTGGTCTTTTTCATAATCTTGATCAAGAGATTTTTTAAGGTTACAAAGAAATATTCGTTGCTGGGAGGATATTGGACACAATTGTCGCAAATACTTCCGGTGCAGATTCTTTCGCAGATGATGAATCTGGGTAATAATATTCATCAAGTCATGCATATCCACATGCATATCTGCGTGTATATCCACATGCATATCTGCGTGTATATCCACATGCATATCTGCGTGTATATCACCACCATGCCTATCACCACCATGCATATCAAGATCCATCATGGTCGTCGTTTTTTGAAACGTTTTGACCGGAAAAACAGGCCGGGTTTTCACGGTTTTGATCTTTTTCATCATCAATAGATATAGCATTCCTACCATCACCATCGCCGACCGTCCATGTCCACCTTTACAATGGATAATTAATGGATTGCTTGTTTCTGTATGCGTGTAAAAATACTCACACAGCCAGGATAAAAAAGTACAGAATTCCTCGTTACATTCTGGTGCCTGGTTGTCCTGAATCGGAAAACTATAATGCTCCACCATGACCATTTCAACCCCCCCATCTTTGTTCGTGTTGTTGTTGTAGCTATTTAGTCGATGATCGGTTTTTTCATTCGACGTGGTCAAATCAACAAGAATCATACGATTCCCACCCCATCCACGTACTCGGCGTCTCCACTGTACCATATGATACTTGCTTGGGTACCCTCCAAAATATAATCGCCGAGGAATCACCTCGGAAAAAACCGTCTCCAAGGACAACCCCTCTTCTTCATTAGGCAGCGTGGTGTCGACGACGTCGTCGTCGTGAGGATACGGAAAGGAAGAGGTCTTTTTTTTTATCATGAACGCAATACGATTCTAATTAACTATTCACGATATTTTTATATATTATAATTTATAATTTTTCAGAAACGACGTCGTCTGTCATAAAAGTTACTTGAAAACATTCTTTCCTCCTCTTTTCATTATTTTCTTTTTTGTTAATTTTGTTGATTTTGTTGATCTAACATTTTAAAATTTTAGAGGTTAAAATAAATAGTACAATATAACAATACAACAATACAACAATACAACAATACAACAATACAACGATGATGAACCGCAATGGATTAACGGTATGTTTGTACAGTAAATATTCACCGAGCTGTGTTGAATTTTTCAAGGATATGGTCTATCTGCGTGGGATTAAAATGTTGTGCATTGATAATGAAGAAGTGCGAAAAGAAGTAGAAGAAGACCGGGCGCGGTACGAGGTCATGGAGGTTCCTTGTATCTTGGTCTTTTACAAGAATGGCCGATTGGATAAATATGAAGGAGAAGATGCCTTTTCGTGGTTACAGGATCGGAAACAACGCATTATTATGTCTTCCAGGATGTTAACCACCGTGATGGGATCTTCGCCAGATCAAGCCCTACCATTACGTCCATCCATGACGTTGGAACCACCTGCACCTGCACCCGCACCTGCACCTGCACCCGCACCCGCACCACCAATGATTGCTCCTGACACTTCACCCACGCCACCACCGGTAGTGGCACCGGAGATGATGTTGGAGAGTACGACACCGGGTGATCCTAAATTAGAAGATGTAAGCGATTCTCAAAAATATGGCATGGAGGGAAATACAACCATCTTAAAGAAGAAGGGGAATATACTTGCCATGGCTGCCAGCATGGCGAAACAACGAGAGTCCGAATTCGAAGCGAATGATCCGAAAAAGAACATCCCACCCGTTCCAACCGGTATTAATCCATTGAATAACGGCAACAACGAGGGTCGTGTATAGTGCGTATGCGCCGCACACCGCGCTTGATCAGAGTGCGTATGCGCCGCACACCGCGCTTGATCGGTGGTTATCGGGTGTTCACAAGGAAACCCTGGCCACAGTCGATCGGTGCTCCTGACGGAGCCGGGGGTATTTAAAGAAATAAACAAATCATCATCTCTTTAAATAACCCTGGCGGCGGGGGGAAGGAGGGCTCTCGAAGAGAGCACCGACGGACTGTGTCCAGGGTTTTACTGGTGATTTTTGAAAGTTATCGGTGGTTATCGGGTGTTCACCAGGAAACCCTGGCCACAGTCGATCGGTGCTCCTGACGGAGCCCTCTCTCCCCCCGCCGCAGGGGGTATTTAAAGAAATAAACAAATCATCATCTCTTTAAATACCCCTGGCGGCGGGGAGAAGGAGGGCTCTCGAAGAGAGCACCGACGGACTGTGTCCAGGGTTTTACTGGTGATTTTTGAAAGTTATCGGTGGTTATCGGGTGTTCACCAGGAAACCCTGGCCACAGTCGATCGGTGCTCCTGA